CAGATCTTCGAGCTGTTCCGCCGTTACGGCGATGTAGCGGCCTTCGTTGTCGATGTCGGCCGCGTCCATCAGCTTTTTCGTCGAGATGAGCTTGGCGAGCGTCAGACCCGACGTTGCAGCGGCGATCTTCTGGCCGGCGGGCAGCGCGACTTGCGTCGAGCCGGTTTCGCCGGTGAAGGCCGTGCCGCGGATTGCGTCGATGATCACTTCGTCCATCGCACGGCCCATGGCGTTGGCTGCCGCTTTCGAATAGGTCGAGGTCGGATCGATCAGGAGACGGACTTTGTCTTCCTGGTCGATCATATCGGCCCAGTCGAAGTCTTCGAGCGAACAGCGCCTACGCTGATGGGGCGTGTCCATGCGCGGCGTGTCGCTGTGACGCGAGGTTCGCCGGCGCGCGGCGGTTGCGCCGATTTGATCGAAGAAGGCTTGTTTGCCGGTCACGTTTTCGACGCGAACGGCGTCGCGCAGCTTCGATCCTTTCTGCTGCGCGAGCATCATCACATTCGCCGCGTATTGCTGGACGAATGCGGTCGTTACTTGAGTGGACATGGGTTGTCACTCTCCGCTTGTGCTTGATTGGGTGGGATCCGCCTTCGCTAAAGCCTCGGCGGGACAAGGCGGAGCGGGTGCCGTTCGCACGAACGGCCGCATCCTCGGGCGACTAACGCGCGCCCTGATTATCGGCTTGGCTTACAGGCTTGCAGCGGGGCGCGGGGGATGCCCCGAGCGTGTCCGCGAATGGAGAAAAGGAAGGCGCGCCCGCAGGGCGGATGTTGGACAGGGCCGCACAGTCCCCGAAAGTGCCACAAAATCGTCTAACTCGATGCCTATCGTTCTCTCGGGGCAAGGTCAGTTTGCTTGGGGCAATCATGTTTACTTTCATCAAAGCGGTCGCGACGGCGATTGCCATCCTCGTCTGCTCTTGCGCAACGACCCATGCAGCTTCGAAGCCCCTTCGCATCGATGTTATGGCCGAGTGCGAGGCAAACACAGCTTGCATTCTCGCGCCCGTCGAGATTGCCGACTTCAAGGACGAGCAATACGAGCCTAACGACAATACTTGCGGGCGTGTCTATGCGGACGTTCGAGGACGGCTGAACGGTGGAGCGGCCAAGATCTATCGCGTGTCCTTTGCGACGGGATGCGTCGATTGCGGCAACGAGGGGTACGCGGCCCTAACCGGATACTCGCCCAAGGGTCATCCGCTGGTGCAGACCCGAGCGGGCCTCCTCGAGATCATGGATCGCAAGGTCGCGATCGGCCAGTCTGATGCGCTGCTCTTGATTCACGCGCAAACGGGGAAAATCGTTGCGAAGTACTGGGGCACTTCGTCTTCCGACACCGCCTATTTCTTCAAGGGCGGCCGCGTTTACATCGGAGACGGAGCTGGCAGCTGCATTGTCGCTCCACGTTCTCTCCCACAATCGTTCACGCGCTCTGCAGATGGATGCCGCGAGAGCGACGATCTGATATTCGTACAGCATCCGACGCCGGCGATGATGGCTACCATAGCGGCGATGGCCGGTACCGAAGAGCGGCCCAATTCGATCCACATGTACAGTGTTGCAGGCACTGAGCTCATCGCGACGACACAGGGGGACCCTTGCCACTGACATCCGGCGCGACGGTGGTGCTCGCGCATAGGCTGAGCGAAACGTTGTACACGGACTGTCTCAGTCTCGAGCGCGAAGCGAATTTGCTCCTGGTCATTCCTTCGGGAGTAACTCTCCACGGTACCAGTGCGGGCGTTTGAGCCACTCGATTGGGTCGAGCGTGTTACGCCCTATTCTTGGCACTGGCGTTGCGTCTGCCGGATCGGGCTCAAACACTTCAAAGTGTAGTTGCGGCCTTTGTGTTTTCCCCTTGTTGGCATTTCCGCTGACACCGACGGCTCCGATCTGATCCCCGGCCATTACAACGTCACCGTTCTTGATGTTGAATCCTCCAAGGTGCCCGTAGAGAGACGCGGTGCCATCGTTATGTTGGATTGCAATCACATCGCCAAGGTCACCGACGTTTCGATAGGTATACGCCCTACCGCCCGCCGCGGCGCGTACCGGGGTACCTTGCTGCGCAGGCATATCGGGTCCGTAGTGTGGTTTCCTCGCGCCGCCGGGGTAGGTTCGATATAAGCCGAATGGATCGTAGACGCCCGAATCATATGGCGGAGCACTTTGTCTTATCCGCGCGCTTGCGGTCGCGGGTGTCTTCGTCGGCAAGTAACCGAACTCAAGCGGTAGTGCTTTGTCCGATGCCGGCTCCGGCAATTTGTAGGAACCTGTCGGATAGCGATCGTGCGGCATCCGGACACCGGAGTCGTCGGTAAAGTCGCCACCGCGCGGCGGGTAGTCGACATTGCCGCGGAATGGACGTCGCATCGTTTGCGGGTCCCAGTATCGTTTGGGCATTTCCGTCATTTGATCGGGCGTCAAATACTGCTCCATCGGGCCGAACAAGTACTCGAACTCATCGCGCAGATGCGGGTTACGGATGATGTGCGCGATGTTGCCTGACGTCGGTGTCTCAAATTTGCGTTGAGGCGACGCTGGCGCCCGTATGGCCGCGGCTGGCTTTGGCCGCGGGAGCGGGACCGCACGCACGGCGCGATTGCCACCTAAGACGCTCTGTGGGTTGGCGTTCACATACTCTGAGAACGCACGCTCTGCCGGTGAAAGGAAACCGTCGAACCCGTCTGATCGCTTACACATTCGCTGGGCACTCCTCGTCGGGAACTAGATCTCTTCCGAATACGCGCGCTCGAAGAGTTGCTGGACGTGTTCCAGCGTCGACGCGTGCTCCGGGTGGTTGCGATTGGTGTAGGCCTCTTTGGCCATCAGCTTCTGCGCCTCGCGGCGGGCTTCTTCGGGGGTGATGGAGAAGCCTTGGGTTCGGCCGATCTTTAGTGAGTCTTCGGTCATCATCGAGCCGATCTTGGCGAAGGCTCGGACGAGTTCGGGGTTGTTGCCGACGCCGGATTGATTCAGGAAGTCGATCAACGGCTGACCGCCGAAGTAGCGGGCGGCGCGGGCGGCTTGGGAGACTTTCGTGTCGTAGCTTGGGCCCCACTCTTGCTGCAGCATGCCGATCGATTGCGTTTCGTCGTCGAGACGGCCTTTCATCGCACCTTGGAACGACTGCGATTGGTGGCCGGCGTAGAAGTCGAGCAGGCCTTGGACTTGCTGCGGGGTGAGGCCGAGTTTGTGCGCAACGGGAAGCGCCGCTTTCTCGAACGCTTCGTCGTAGGTGACGCCTTGCGGTAGGTCGGGGCGGCGCAGTTGATAACCGTCGGCGGAGCGCGGGATGCCGAGTTTGGCGCGCGCGGTTTCATCCCAGACGCCGTCTTTGGGTGCTGGGATTTTGTCGGCGCCGATCGCGCGTTGTGCGTGCGCGTAAGCCTGCACGACATCGGCGGGGGATTTGTAGCCCTTCGTCTCGACAAGTTGTTTCAGATCGGGCGCGAGCGATTGGGTCCAGTCGCTGCCGCTTGCGTCGTCGAGTGCGGATGCGGTTTGGGCTGCTTCGAAATTGTCAGTCATTCGGCTTTTCTCCATCGGCAATGGTGACGAAGTCGGTGGGCTTGAGGCCGCACATGCGGGTGACGTGGAGCCAGACGCGGCGCTTGCCTTCTTCGACGCCGCGGTCGAATTCGGTGGCGCCGGTCAAGGGCGCGGCGGCGTTGCAGAACATCGCGAGGTCGCGGGTCAGAAGATCGCGGCCCATGAGCGCGTTGCGATACTCGTCGGCCACCTGGGCGGCGCGCTTGCGGCCCCAGAGGGCGACGACGATTTCGGGGAGAGTTTGCATGCGCACCTCTTTGAGCGATTGACGCGGGCTGGCCGCCCTGCCCTATTCCCGGGCGAGCGAGGGAGACAGCGATGGTTCAGCGGATTTCTTCAGGCTCGCCGTTCGAGAACGACATGGCGTATTCGCGCGCGATCGTGGACGGCGATTGGGTGTTCGTGTCGGGGACGACGGGCTTCGACTACAAGACGATGACGATCTCGGACGATCCGGGCGAGCAGACCGAGCAGTGTTTTAAGAACATCGCCTGGGCGCTCGAGCAGGCGGGTGCCTCGATGAAGAACATCGTGCGGGTGCATTATATCCTGCCTAACGCCACCGACTTTCCGGCGTGCTGGCCCGCGATGCGCAAGTGGCTCGGCGAGGTGAAGCCTGCCGCGACCATGTTCTCCGCGGGGCTCGCCGACACGCGGATGAAGATCGAGATCGAGGTGACAGCGAGGCGCGGGAACTAGCCCGCCTTTGCGATCACATCGACGAACGTGCGCACGACCGTTTCGTCGATCAGAGCATTCACTATTTCGTTCGTGCGTTCGTCCGCTTTGCGTTTGCGGCGCAGGCGTTCGCTACGTTTGAGCGCCGCCATGCGTTCACGGGCGCGCTCGCGTGCAAGATCGGGCGTCACAAGGGTGAGACGCCACGGCGGCGCCGCTACCTGCGGCAGGTTCGGCCAAGTCGCGGCCGGCCTGCGCTGCAGCGGCTTCGGCGCGCGCGGGATAAGGCCCGGCAGACTTAGCGTGACGGTAATCGATGTCGTAGTCGCTGGCGCGACAGTCGGCGCAAACGCGTTGGCGGTGGATGCAACATGTGGCGCCAGTTTGGCGCCCGAACTCTGCGCGATGCCTGCGATGTAGAGCTGGCTCGCGTTCGGAAAGGCGGCTGGCGCAATGCGGAGCGCGAGCCGCGGCCCCGCGATGGTGGCGCCGTTAGCATGGCTGCTCGCTTGAACCGAGCGTCTGAGGTGCAGGGCAAAGAAGCTCTGAGTATTCGCGAACGCGTCGCCCTTAATCAGCTGGGCGAGCCTCGGCGTTTGTAGGATGGGCGTGTTCGACCAGGATTGAGGCTTGGCTGTTCTGTGCACCGATGGCGCGGCAACGGCGGCACCCGGCGCCAGTGCGTTTGGCTTGTAGACGAACGCAGCGCGCTGTTCAGGGTAAACGCTGCCGTTCAGCACGAGAGCGGGAGCCACCGTATCGCCGAGCTGAGCCGCATCGGTCGCCCCAATCCACGCTTCGCCGATGACGCTCTGCGATGAGCCGATAACGAGGCCGGGCATCAGAGTAGCTCCGCTGTCGCGAAGTCCATTGCCGTATCCACCGCAGCGTTTGCGACACTCATGGTCCATCGAACCTCAAGCGTGCGGTCCGCGGCGTCGGTATCGACCGAAGCGCCGCCAAAGAAGGGCGCCCCTACGCTGGTCGTCACCGCCAAGTCACCCGCATTGCCGCCTGCAGGCGCCGTCTTGGCACCCGGCGTTTGAAAGTGGCAACGCCCGCCGACGCGATGATCGTTATTCGCCCTTGCCGTCAGCGTGAAGTCCAGGAGCCATGCGCCCCGGTCCGCGTCCGCCGCCGCTGCCGCTGTCGCGTCCTGAAACATCGTAACACCGCCGAACACAATGGCCAGCGTCCAGGTTGGCGTACCGCTATTAGCCAGATATGTGCCGCCGCAGCGCACCCGCAGTTGCTTGCCTGCAAGAAACAACCCGTTTGGCAATGTGAGAGAGAAGTATGTCTGCTGCGTGGACGTACCGCTGAACTGAACCGGCGAGGTGACCTTTTTCAGGACTACACCCGTGGCGCGGATCACGCGCAAGTCCGTGATCTTCGTCGTTTCGATGCTGGTGTCGCCTGCAGGTACGTAGACGGCGGCAAGCACCACATCGTTTGCCGCTCTTGTCGGCGGCTTCGGATTGACCGCCGCCGTGCCAGCGCGCACTTGCTTTGCGCCGCCACTGTCGATGACAATCAAATCGATACGCGGGTTCGTCGCGTCTGCCGTCCCGATCGTCACGGTGCCGGCGGCGACGGCAAACAATGTGCCGTTGCTCAAGACCGAACCCTTAGCAATGCTTGGGGTCATATTGGCGCCGCCGGTAATGAGGCAGCCGGAGACCACGCAGTTGAGGCCGCTTATTCCGTCCACGAGAACCTCCAGGTATTCCTGGAACAGAATCGACTGCAGATCGTTGTCGCCTTCGCCTTTGTCGGGGATGGTCCAGGGCATGGGCGGCGCCTTTCGTTAGAGCGTGAAGATGCCGCTGGCGTTCCACTGCACGGTGACGTCGCCACCGGACGGGGTGAACGGCATGCCGGTGATGGAACTGTCCAGGTAAAGGACGAGGCGCGAAGTCGCCTCCGCGCCGCTGTCGACGTAGAGAACGATGCCGCCGAGGTCGGCCGCGCCGGAAAGAGCGGTTGTCGTGGTGTCGGCCGCGTCGAACGTTCCGTTTGCGAACGTCTTGGAGGCCAGCGTCGTTGCTGCGCCATAGTTCGGGTTGTCGAACGTCGCAAGATCGTCGACGAAGTCGTGCGCGTTGCTAAACGCGTAGGCGGAGGTGATATCGACGAAGGTCTGCTTGACGGTGCCGCCGAGCGACGTGTTCGCGGTCGCTTGCATCACTTCTTGCTTCCAGATCGGGTAGAGGGCGTTGGCCATGCGACTGTCCTTTCGGGTGGTTGCGTCTACAAAAGTGCGTTTGCGGCGCTCTCGAGGCCGTGAGCGGCGAGACGGCGGCGGCAGCGCTCGCGCTCGTTTATCGCGGCGCGCTTCAGCCAATGCGACAGGGTCTTCTTCAAGCCCGTGCGGAAGGCCAGCGCTTGGGCCTTGATGACCGGATCGGCTGTTTCGTTCGAGACACTGATGATCTTCGCCAGCGCCTGTTCGGTGAGCTCGTCGAGCGTCAGCACCGGCCCGGGCGCAACCGTCGTGGTCGGCGGGAACAGAATGAATTTGTTCGCGTGGTTGATGCCATCACTGCCGCGGTCGACGCCGCGGTAGATCGTTTGGCCGTTGAGGCGGTCTGGTTTGAGCTGCATTCACTCTCCTTCGCGTGGACTAAGCTGCCGTCTTTCCGCGGAGGGCGCCGCGGAGCATTTCGATGGCTTGGGTGACGTCGCTGCCGCCGATAGGCTGTTGGCCGGACTTGATTGCGGCTTCGCCGGCTTGGGCCCCGGCTTTGGCGCTGTCGGCGACTTTCTTCATGACGTCGGCACCTTGAGCGCCCGCTGCCAGCGTTTGCTGCATCGCTTGCGCTTGTTCGCGCTCGGCGCGCATCTCCTTCACCTTGTCGGCGCCGCGCATGATCTTTGCGGGGACGGCCCAACCGCGGCCCAACACCTGGACGGCTTCATCGTGATCGAGGTTGTCCAAGACCGACGGATCGACCTGCGCGATAGCGCCTAGCGATTGGTAGAGACGTGCGACAGCTTGCGCTTCGCCCGCCATCTGCGCACGAGCAAGCGGCGAGACGTACTCGATCGTCATCGGCGAGCCTTGGATTTCTTCCGGCGGCGGCGGGAGCTGGTTCGCGCGCTGCAACAGGCCGAAGCGGCGCTTGATCAGCGGCGATAGGAACTCGCTTTGGATGCGGCCCAGGTTCGGACCCAAGAGACGGAGCTTCTCCTCCTGACGGCCCATCCATTCGGTCGCCGTCATGTTCGGGCTGCCGATCATCTGCATCAGCGAGAAGTAGAAGCCTTCTTTGATGGCGTTGCGGCGCTGTTCCATCATCTCCATCGTGATGCCGACATTGCCACCGGTCATCAGCGGGCGCAGCAGCTGCTGGCCGTTGCTGTCGATGGCGCCGTAGGTGATGCCGCCGGGGTACGTGCGGGCGGCTTTGATGACGCCTTCGTCGGCAGCAGCGAGCGGCGGGTCGGCGATCTTCTGTGCCGCCTTGATTGCCGTCTCGTCCATGCGGTTCAGCATCTTCACGTCGGGCAGGATCTGCTCGCCGATGCCGCGGCCATAGACTTCGCCCGCGGCCTGCGCCCAACGCGGGACGTGATAGGGCAGCTCGTAGTAGCCGCCTTCGGCGACTTTATGGCGCGAGTCTTCTTCGATGTAGGTCGAGAGGAACGGGCGCGCCGAGGCGTCGAGTTTGTCGGCTTTGTATTCGCCGTTCGGGTAGACGCAGTGGATGAAGTAGATGAGGCAGAACGGATCCTTCTCGGCGATGCGCGCCGTGCGATCGCTCAGGCCCTCGCCGAACATCTCGATCGCTTGCTTGCCGGTCAGCGCAAAGCGGCGATAGACAGTGTCCACATCGCCGTAGGCGCTTTCGGCGATCACGCATTCGGAGAGCGGGCGGACCGTGTCGTTGATCCTGCCCTGGCCCGGGATCTCCTCCGAGTAGAAGACCGCCGTGCCGAAGCAGGCAAGGTCCGCGTACATCGACGGCAGCACCGCGTAGAAGCGCGACACTTGCGGGCCGAACGAATGCAGGATGCGGGACTCGACCTCATAGAGCCAGTCGCGCACGGGGTCGTAGTCGTTGAGCTCGTCGTCTTGCAGGCGCAGTGCGAACCAGCGGTTTGCCGGATTCGTCATCATGCCGTAGATGCCGCCGGCAAAGCTGTCGGCGGCCATCAGCGGCGTTGCGTCGAAGATGCGGGCGTTTCGCTTCTCGCCCGGCGCGCGGATTGAAGTGAACTCCGCACGCAGCGGGCGAACGTAATCGGCAATCTCCTGCCAGGTGCGGTCGAACTCGCCGCGCTCGGCCTTCAGCTTGTTCCAGTGCAGGACGAGTTCCTGCGGTGTGCGACCCGTCAT